GCTGTATGGGGTGTAGCTGTGCACCACGTACAGGCCCGCATTTGCACCGGCCACCTCGATTAGCATGCCTGCCGTTGGGTTCAGCATTTCCAGCGGACCACGCACGATGTCGCGCCCCGCACCGCCATCGATCACCGTGTAGGTGTACGGAGCAAGCACACGGACGATGATCCCATTCGACCAGTCGGCCGGGAACTGGCCAGAGCCGGCCGGCACGCTGATCGTATCACCCACGAACTGGTACGCCGAAGCCGTGGCCGACCTGGTGAGGTCGGTGGCCACGGTCAGTTCCAGGCCGGCCGATCCGCTGGAGCTTGCCCCTACCTCTGGAACGTTGAACCAGTTGATATGGGCAGGATCCGCGGAGAGGTCAGCGCCCGGCGGGTAAATGGTGAACGTCGCGTCTGCGCCCAGGGAGATCAGCGGGGTTTCGCCCACCTTCACCTTGGCCAGCGGCACGTCGTACTCGCCTTCGCCGATGTACAGCAGCATTTCCACGCGCTGGTCACGCGGTGCTACGTGCGCCCGGCGCGGCTGGGTCAGGTAGGACGGATAGACCCGCTGGTGCCCGGCGATCTGGCGCACTGGCTCGCCCAGCTTGACCTTGTTGCCCTTGGCGCTGGCCTCGGTCAACGGGTCGCCCTGCTGAGTGCCGGCGCTGGATGGCATGCCCGGCATCTTGGGCATGATGGACTTCAGCACCGCCTTGGCTCCCTTGAGCAGGGCGAAGGTGATGGAGAACGGGTCGGTACCCTTCGGCTCGCGGTAGACCTGCAGCAGGTCGGACGGCTTGAACTTCACCTTGTGCCACAGGTGCTGCTCGATCACCTCATCGTTCAGCACAGCACTGATTGGCGGGCTATCCCGGCGCTCGTACGACGGGGCCTGGCCTTTCAGCCACTCCTCGATCGTCATGCGGCGGTCGGTCTTCCAGGTGCCGAGCGGCGCCGTGTCACTCAGCTTGTTCGGATAGAACTCGATCATCGGTAGTACACCACTTTCGGGTGGGCGGCCTCGAACTCGCCGGTCGTCCGGAGGCAGGCGCCGCCGGGGTTTGTGTCCAGCACCTTCAGGCGCCCTTCGCTCTCAACCACCACCCCAACATGCAGGCAGAGCGAACCGCGGAACACGGCAGCAATAGCCCCAGGCTCCGGGGCGCATTCCTCCATCCCTTGGCGCAGATCGTGATAAGCGCTTGTGTTGGCCCTGAGCTTGTTCTTGCCCACGGCGCCGAGGCTGGGCAGCAGCGGCAGGCCGAACACCTCATGGCGCACCGCGATGCACAGCCCCCAGCAATCGAAGGCAATAGGCCCCCGTGCACCCTCGCGATACGGGGCGCGCATGAATTTCTCGATCATGGTTAGAGGTACTTCAGGCCAGGTGCCAGGGTGGTGGTCAGCACGGTGCGCAGACCGTTGGTGTTGAGCAGATCGAAGAATCCTGCGGTGAGCTTGGCCACGTCGTCTTCATATTCCCGGCTGAGCAGCGTCATGCGGTACCGCTCCTGCGGGAATGTCAGGTCTTCGGCCAGATAGCGTCGAAACGTGATGATGAAGCGGTCGTCGGCAGCCTTGGCTTCCTCAACGACCTCCTGCACCTCTCCCGTGACGTTGTCCAGGCCCAGCACCAGGTTCTGGAACGCACTGTTGTCGTTCTTGGGCAGGGCCAGGTCCATGGCCATCGCGATGAAGGTGAGCGTCCGGCCGTCCTCGGTGGTGCACACCCGATCCTCCCAGCCAGAGCAGTAGCAGTGCGAGACGGTGCCGCCCTCCTTCCGAGCCTCGATCGTATCGACTAACTCCCCACGCCCCGAGGCGTAGCACTCTTCGATCAGACTCATCCGAAGTACTCCGTGTGCCATTTCTCAAGGATGGATTGCAGGCCGGCGTTGAACTGATCGAGCGGCATGCCCAAGTACGCACCGAGGTACTGGTCCTCGGTGTAGACCGGGCGCTCTTTGAGCTGCAGGACCGCCGAGTACCGCCAGCGTGTTATCTGCGTCAGGTCGGGTCCTTGGTAGATGCCCTTAAAGTGCGCCTGGTAGGTTTTTAGACCCAGCGGCGTCTGCAGCTGCATCTCGAACCACTCGAAGCCGTTGTTGATGGCCCAGACGTACCAACCCTCGAACAGCGCCGCCTCTTCCTGGCTGAAGTTGAAGTTGACCTTCACTTCGGTAGGAACGTAGCGGTGACGGACCCGGTACCGCGTACGCCCAGTGGTCATCTGGGTGGCTCGCATCGGATCCACCGTGCTCAGCCCATACCCCTCCTGAAGAGGAAGTGGCAATTCTGCCGGGTATTGAATCATTGCCGTTCCTCAGCTGAGGTTTGCGTTTAGGTGAGAGGGCTGAGGCCCAGCGCTTCCTCGATGCGTGCCATTCGCCTTTGCTGCAGAAGCTCTTTCTCGTCAGGCGGTGCGACAGGCTCGGGCACAGCTGCGCCCGGCCCGTCCTCGGCCTCTTCGGTTTCAGTGGTCATAGCTTGCTCTTGGGTGAGATTTACTGCGGCCCTGCGCCGAATGGCGCCCATAAAAAAGCCCCGAGTTAACGGGGCTTCTGTTTACTCCCTGGTCATCAGCTGGCCAAGGCTGTAGCCGGTGATTTGGCTAATTCGCCCGCGCCATGCAGGACCATTATGCTTTGACGATGGGATCTGTCCGGACGGGCTCCAGAACTTCGCATCAAGCAGATGAATGAATGCCGTGTTATGCGCTGGGCTATCGGAGGGCTCGTAGTAAGAGCCTCCCATCTCACGGAAGAATTTCCGCGTGGCGTCTTTGCCTTCTTCTTTGACGCCTTTCACAATTTCCTCTGTGTAGGCGTCAAAGAACTTACTACCGGAAACAAGCATGCCGGAAATCAGGCCTCCACCAACCCAAAGGGTTATAGGGATAGTGAAATCCTGCGTGCGGTTGGCATGAGTCACCAGGTGCTGCAGCAGCCAATCCCGGTCAATGTTGTCCGAAATTGGCTCTAGAGGGGCAAGCTTTGAAGATTCCTGTTCCATGTGAAAACCTCAATGAAGGATTTTCCAGTCTAACCATCTGAAATGGCCATATGCCACTCAGAAATAATCAGTATGGATTCCTCTTCCATCCATATGCTGCCTCGCCCGCATCAACGACGGGGCCGTACCCAGCGGCAAACTCGTCAGCGATCTGCTCCTTGACGGCCTGCACGAGCACCCTCAGGCGCCCGTCCGGATCGGTCCTGGTCTCCACCTGACTCTGGCTGTAGTTTTCAATGGTGACCTGATGGATTACCTGGTTGGTCTGCGATCCGCCGCTCTGCGCCGAAGACTGCGTCGAAACAACAGAACCACCCCCGCCAGCCACCGATACCCGCTCGTTCGAGTTGATCGCCTCCAGCAGCGCCCTGTTACGCTTCGTGGCCGCGGCATTCACCACGAACTCGCCGTCGCTCAGGCGAGCCATGATGCTGTCGGAGGTGCCGGTACCGGCGCCGGACACATAGCCACCGGTGGCGAAGCCAGGGAGGCTGACTGAGCGGATAGATGCGACCTGAGCCATCTGCGCCGTGAGCGCAGCGCCAGCGGCCGCTATACCAAGTGCAGGACCAACGATTGGAATGCCGGCCATTGCTGAGTAGGCATCACTCGCTGTTTTCGGGGCATTGATCAAAGCCTGAGCGATTGCCACGGCCTTCGAGACGGCAAACATCGCCTTATAGGCAGAAGACTGCTCGCCTGCAAACGTTCCAACAACACTGGTCAGGTCGCTGAACATGTCCTGAGCGATGGCAATTCTAGCCATGCTCATTGCCTGCTCGTTCCTCATGGTATCGGCGGCACGCTGTTGCTCAAGCTGACGAATTGTCTCGTCATATTGAGCAGCATTTTCCACCTCAAGTTCGCGGTACTGCTGGTACATCGCTATCCGCTGGTCGTACCACGCCTGAAGCTGAGCATTCTCCTCGGCCATGCGTGTCAGTTCCGAGCTAGGCCCGCCGACCTCTGCAGAAATCACAGAGGTATTCGGCTTGCCGCTAAAGATCTGATCCTTGATCGATGAGTCGATACCTGTCCTGGCAATGTTGCCAGCCGGCCCCTGAATACCAGTAGCTGCCGCTTTCTGAGCGTAGAGCTCTGCTAGGCTTTGACCTTTGACGTACTCTTCGTTGATCTGCTTCAGCCTGGCCAGGTGCTGATCCTGCCCCTGAACAATGGACGCATAGTTAATGGATGCCTGCGCCAATGCTTTGCTGTACTCACTCTGGCTGATTGCGCCACGGTCCAGTGCAAATTGGAGCTGTTGCTGCTCTCTGGTGAGGGAGCGCACCGCTTGAGCAGCAGGGTCGTATTGCCCATACAGCTTGGCGAACAACCCCAGCGCCTCGGATAGGCCTTTCTTGGCCTCGGCGGTAGCTTTTGCGTTTGCCGAACCGAGATCCTTAGCCGCCTTTTCTGCGGCAGCTTTCCGGTCCTTTTCCTCGGCGTACTGCAGCAACAGCTTTTCCTGCTCTGGCAGAAGCTTGCCTAACTCTCCAGTTTCAATGGCATACCTGACCTTGGCTGCCTCTGTGTTTTCCCCTTGTAGGGCGGCCTGCTTCTTCAGGCTGGCCAGCATTTTTTCGTATTCAGCGTTAACGACTGTGGCCGGCTCTTCGCCTTTTGGCTTCTGGGCGCCAATTCCGGCCGCTGACGACTCCATCTTGCTTACGATCGCTCTGATCGCAGTGGACTTTCCCTCTAGCTCTTTTATCTCGGCATCAATCTCTGCGCGGTCGTAGAACTTGAACTTGAAAAAGACCGTATCAGCCGGATTATCCTTTGCCAGCCTAGACCTTGCATTCTGCAGGTCACGAATACCGGCCATAGTGACGCTGAGTTCGTTGTTCAGCCCGGCTACGGTTTGCTTGTCCTTGCGGAAAAAGTCCAGAAACTCGCCGGAGTTGAACCCATCCATGGCGCGGGCAAGCGCTGCAATCCCGCCAGCTAGCCTACTGCTTGCCCCGGTAGCCTCGTCCAGCCTGCCGACCGTGGTGATCAAGGCGTTATTGAAAGAGGTGATAGCTTGGCTGACGGTAAGGGTCATGGCCGAACTTAGCTCGTCGACCTTGTCTTTCTGATTTTGGAGGGCCTTAACCACTGCTTCGGATGTCAGCTTACCTTCTGCGCCCATTGCCCTCAGTTGGCCGATCGTTACCCCAAGGCCGCGAGCGATTGCCTGGGTCAGGGCCGGCGTTTGCTCCATTATCGAGTTCAATTCATCGCCTCGAAGCGTGCCAGAGGCAAGGGCCTGACCAAATTGAACCATTGCCGCATCGGCCGCTTGAGTGCTTGCACCGCTCAGCGCAACTGCCTTTGCCACCGTTTCAGTCACACTTGCCACATCAGAGAAATCTAGCCCTAACTGCCTGGCATTCTGAGCAATTCGCTGATAAATCTGCGCAGTCACATCAAGTGATTGCCTTGCATTCTGGGCGACCTGGTAAACCGATTCCTGGGCAAAGGC